GTGTCACCAATTGCAAATACTTTTTGAATATAAGAGTCATCACCCTTTGTTCCCTGAAGAGTCCCTGGTTTAAAGTATTCTAAACACATCGCACAAGCAGATGAATTACAGGTTCTTTGAGCATCTCTGTAATTATCTGTTTGTGGGTAGTAAGGAACATTAAGAACACCGGGATCTGCTGGTTTTGTTCCGTAAACTGGTCTTGTTCTGAAAATACGAACCCAGTTTGAAGTATCATCAATCAAATCAGGATTCTTGTCCGCAAGATCCACTTCAAGTTGCTCTACTGCTGCAACATGCTTTGGGTTATTTTCGTCATAATGCTTAAAAAAGTTATGAAGATCTATTCGCATTTTAATCTCCTAGGTATTCTAATGAAAAAATATCATGCTCTGGAATATCAGGATTCAACCACTCACTAAATTCCGATTGAATCGCATATGCATTATCAATATCCATCTCACTCAAATAATGAATTCGTTCAATTGCCCAATCATGTGATGACCGAAGTGTCTGTTCCAAAGTTTCCATCAAAATAATCCTTTCTAAAATATCTGGAGAGTATATTGCTATTGTAGTACGCAGGAACTCCAGTGTCAAGCGATTCGGTCAATACATTATTTAGGAACAGTTGTCGTGTTTCTTCAAAATTACATTTACCTTTGGTTTTATGTAATGATATTATTTTTCTTTCAAAACATTCCTTACCATATTTCGTAATATCTTCCTTAAGTTCAGGACAAGAACCATAATAATTTTTCCAATCTGATTCAGACTTTACTTTTCTCTTTTTTCCTTTTGGTGTTCTGAACTGCCAAAGATACTTACGTCCAATATATTTTCTACCGGTGATCTTACAGGATATAAGATATACAAATCCAAAATAATCTCCTATATGCTGAGACTCAAAGATTTCCCCATTAAACTTCCATGGGTTCTCATAGCTCATAGAGTAATCTTAAAGAGCTATTATTTATCCTTCATCCTTAGCAAAGCGATTCTAGCAATAAAAAAGCACCTTGTCAAGAGGTGCTTTGAGTTATATTAGGAATTTATTATAGAGGCATCTTTGAACCTGGTTTTACTTTCGCTCCACCAGGTTTAGCAGGAGGCACTGGAGGAGGCACTGGAGTAGTTCTCTTTATACCATATTTCAGTTCGTCTGCTCTTCTTTGTTCCGGTGTAATAAGAGTATTAGATTGCTCGGAAACTATTCCCAGAATAGTCTCGGAGTCCATCTCCATCATCACATAAAGTGCCTCATCTACGGTCTCTACGTGCTCGTTATCGATGAGATACTCAAGGACTAGATCAAAAGCATCATACTCATAGGACTGGTTTAGAACCTTCTCTCTAGCGGTCTGTCTGGGTGCCACAGGGGTTGGTTTAGGGCTTGAGGCAATTGCGGCAGTGGCAGGTACAACGCTTCCAGAGGCAGCAGCAGAGGTGCTAGGAGCAGCAGCAATTGCTTTAGATGGAGTTGCTGCCTTAAAAGCATTTGGATTTTGTGATAAGGACTGATTACCTTTACCAAGGTTAGAAACTGCAGGAGATTGAACTGAAGGAGAGTTCATAGGAAGTCTGGACCTCATATCCTTCATTAAAGGATTATCAGTCTGTTGAGTTCCACGAATTCTTGCCTTTTCTGCAGCGGCAGCGGCAAGACGTTTATTTGCTGGTGTTGATGCCCACTGGTCCATTGCAGACCCTGCTGGTTTTGTTGGTGCTGGTGCTGGTTTTGTTGGAGCAACTTTTGGTCCTGCAGGTCTAGTAGCGGCAGGAGCAGCAGCAGCGGGTCTTGTGGGAGAAACAGGTTGAGTTGCGGTTAGTTTTGGTCCAGGAACTCGCATCAGCGCTTCAGGAGGGAGCCCTGAACCTGGTGGGGTTAAAGATTTTCTTCCTCTTGCGATTATCTCAGCAGCAGTTCCACTTCCTTTAGCCATTGCTGCATCACCACCACCAGCTTTATATGCTTTAAACTGGTCTCCACCCAAATTCTGTTGGTTATATGGTGAATTTTTTGTTCCTGCAGGAATATTTGAAACTCCTGGTTTTTGATCTGATTTGCTTGAAGAAGAAGGTTTTGCTTCAGGAGTAGAACCTCTACCTGTTACAAACCCAGCTGCTGCATCTCTTACTCCCCTAGTAGCAGCATTAAAAGTTCTAGATATTGGATTTGTAGATGTAGTCGTTTTGCCAGCATATCCTCGTAATCCTGATCCTGCAATATCACTAACAGTCGAGGCAGCTCTATTTAGATTTTGTCTTGCTCCTGCAGTAACATCTCTGACACTAAACTCATTTAAATAAGACTCATACATCTCTTCCCAGGTATACTCACTCAGGTCATAACCCTCTTCTAGAAGTGAGTTGACCCAGTTCTCAACTTCTTCCCAGATTTGTTCTTCAGTAAGTTCTTGAGGAGCATAAACTGCAGCATACGCTTCCATCAAACCCTTAGCGTCACTACCTGTAATTCTTGACATTTTTTTCTTTTTTAGTTCTTTATAGTTTTATTTATAAAAAAAGAGGGTCTCAAGGACCCTCATTATTCATCCATTCCTTTTCATAATCATAATCACCAAAAAGAAACTCATCACACTCTGCTGCCTCTTGATATGCGTTCAGGATTTCCTGTTCGCACCATTCATCATAATTGGAATCCTGAGAAAGTATCTTTGGTAACATCTTGCTTAATTCCTCCAACGATATAAGACTCAACTTCCGTCTCCTGAGGTGCCACTTGAAGTCCTTTAGAGGAAATCCAGTGCTCAGTCCAAGGAAGGGGATTATTCTTTGCCGGAATATCATAAAGAGGTTTCAGTCCGATTGCCTTCATTCTACGGTTAGCAATCCATTCAACATACTGCTGTAACAGTTTGTCATTTAGACCAATCATAGAACCATCTTTGAACAGATACTCTGCCCAAAGTTTTTCTTGATTGACAGCATTCTCAAAGGTCTTGTAGACCCACTGTTCTTCTTCTCTTGAAATACGTGCCATATCAGGATCATCACCCTCTTTCCATTTGTTTAGAATGTTCTGAGTAATGACAAGGTGTTGATTCTCATCACGGGCAATTAGACCTATGATTTTTGCACTTCCTTCCATAAGCTTGAGTTCGCCAAATGCAAAACTGCAAGCAAAACTGACATAAAAGCGAATACCTTCAAGTATATTAACATTTGCAACTGCTCTGAATAATTTGCGTTTGAGTTCATATCTTTCTTCCTGTGCGTGGGGAACTTGTTCTTGGGCGTGTTTCCAAAGTTCAGAAGTTCCATAATGTTGAGCACTATTAATGAAGTCATTATATGCCTCAGTTACACTGACAGCACGTTCCATAATACGTTCGTCTTTCAGAATCGTATCAAAGACTTCAGAAGGATCTGAATAAACATTTTTGATAATATATGTATATGAACGGGAATGGATCATCTCCATAAACTCCCACACCTTCATACATGCTTCCAGTTCAGGAAGAGAACAGTAAGGAGCAAATGCCATACCAGGACCTCTTCCCTGAACAGAATCAAGCATAACCTGATACTTCAGATTACTGCTGAAAATATGCTTTTGTTCTGGGCGAAGAGATTGATAATCTCCTCTATCCTTTTGAAGAGAGACCTCTTCAGGTCTCCAAAAATATCCTAGTTGTTGAGTTGTTAATTTATCGAAGATTGGATATTTGTAAGAATCGTATCTTTGAATTCCTAGTGGTTGTCCAAAAAACATAGGTTGCTTTTTGGTATCAACCTCTTCAGAGTTAAAAACTGTCATTTGATTGACCACATTCTTCTCCGCTAGTTTTGTCTTAAAGTTAAAATCCATAATTTTTTCTTCTCTAAATTAACTCACACTTTTATATTTAATCAGGTCAGATTTTGCAACTTTCACAATCGTCTTCGCCAGAACTCATAATGTCATCAAGAAGAGATTGAAGTTGTTGTTTTGGTTCTTCAACTTCATCTGTCTTATTATCATAAGTGTTTTGATAGTATGCTGTTTTATGCCCCAATTTGAAACAAGTAAGCATATCCTGTGCCATTACGCTAACAGGAACCTCATTGTTCTCATAATTCTCTGGGTTATATGACCAGTTTCCAGAAATCGCCTGATCAAAGAATTTTTGCATAACAGCAACAATATTGATATAACCACGATTGCTAGGCATATCCCAAAGAAGCGTATAATTGTTCTTAAGAGTATGATACTGTGGAACAATCTGCTTGAGCGGTCCCTTCTTCGACTTCTTAACGGACAGATATCCTCTGGGAGGTTCAATTCCGTTTGTTGCATTTGACACAACGGAACTACTCTCCGATGGCATCTGTGCGGACAGTGTTGAGTTCCTAACTCCATACTGTTTGACCTGTGCTCTAAGACTTTCCCAATCATACTTCAGATTATTTGGAATGATTTCATCAACGTCAGTTTTGTATGTATCAATGGGCAAAATACCATTACCATACTTGGTGCGATGAGAGTATTCACAGGCACCCTTTTCTTTAGCAAGATTGACAGTTGCCTGAATGAGATAGTATTGGAATGCCTCAGTCAGATCGTGAACTAATTGCCATGCCCCAGGATCGGCATAATTCTGCCCGTGCTTGGCAAGATAATGTGCCAAACCAATATAACCTACGCCAAGTGACCTACGTGCTCTGGTGGCGATTTCTGCTGCTTTGACGGGGTATCTTTGAAAATCAATAAGTTCATCAAGACTCCTAACAGCAAGATCACAAAGAACTTCAAGATCTTCATTACTTTTAATTTTACCAACATTAATAGCAGAAAGGATACAAAGAGCAATTTCCCCATTTGGATCATCAATATGTTGAATCGGTTTTGTTGGGAGTGTGATTTCCTGACAAAGATTACTCATCTCAACTTTATCCATAAAGGAAGAGTGGGAGTTGCAGTGGTCAATATTCATAATGTAAATACGACCAGTTTCGGCACGTTCTTTCAGAAGATCCAGAAATAGTTCTTGAGCGCCGATAGTTTTTCTTGGAATAGATCCATCTCGTTCATAACCCACATAAAGGTCGTCAAATCGATCAGTGCCAAAAGCATCATAAAGACCAGGAACGTCGTGTGGGGAGAAGAGTGTGATTTCTCCGTTTTGAATGAATCGTTCATAGAAAATTTTGCTGATTTGGATACTGTAGTCTAACTTACGAACACGGTTATCTTCGGTTCCTTTGTTATTTTTTAATACTAGGATGTCTTGGATTTCTTGGTGCCAGATTGGAAAGTGGACAGTTGCTGATCCACCACGGATGCCGTTTTGAGTGCAAGATCTGACAGTTGCCTGAAACTTTTGGAGGAATGGGATAACACCTGTATGAATAACTTCTCCCCCTCTGATTTTACTGTTGATGCCACGGATTCTACCTGCATTGATGCCAATTCCTGCTCTTTGAGCAACATACCTAAAGATTGCAGAATCACTAGACTCAATACTAGGGAGGGTGTCATCAACATCAACAAGAACACAACTTGCATATTGGCGAAGTGGGGTTCTAACACCTGCCATGATTGGTGTGGGAATGTTGATTTTATGTTTGGAGATTGCGTCATAATACCTCTTAACGTAATCTAGACGAGTTTCTTTTGGATACTTAGAAAAAATAGTTGCTGAAATCAAAAGGTACATAAACTGTGGGGTCTCATAAAGAGCACCACTACTCCTATCTTGAACAAGATACTTGTCCACTACTTGTCTAAGTCCTGCATAAGTGAACAAGTAGTCACGATCATGATCAATAAACGACTCAAGTTTCTCAAATTCTTCATCTGTGTAAAGATCAAGAATTTCTGAATCATAAACTCCGTCATCAACACAATCAAGAACGTGTTGCTTTACGGTTGGGAATTCATGCATACGTCCAAACAATTGCTTGCGAAGAGCAAACAGAAGAAGACGAGCAGCAACAAATTGATAATTAGGATGATCCAGATCAATCAAATCAGAAGCAGAACGAATCAGAATTTCCTGAACCTCTGCTGTAGTAATTCCATCATAAAACTGAATTCCAGATTGCATTTCAACTTGAGATGCAGAAACTCCAGCAAGATCCTTACAGGATTCTTCCACCATAACATGAAGTTTATTCAAATCAAGTGGTTCAGTATTTCCATTTCTTTTAGTGACTTTTGTTCCGTTGTTCATACTTTCTTCCATTCGTTAAACTTTACTTTTGCTTCTAAACCTGAGTGTGTATTCAATTTTAACATATCCATAACCGAAAGTCCAGCAAGAATCATATCGTTTATATCCTTTTGCTGAATGGATTTGGGCCATACTATAATTTTATTTCCACCCTCAATAATCTTATTCATACGATTGCAGATTTCTCGGTTTCGTGGTTCATTATCAAAGACATAAACTACATCCTTAAAATTACAGGATGATACATCAACATCGGCACCACACATAGCGATTCCATTCTCTACAAACTCAGAGTCAAATGGTCCCTCAACAATATAAACCGTCTCATTTGCATTTACCTTATTGAGTCCATAAAGTTTGGGAATTGAATCATCCAAGATGACGGTAATGTATTTAACACTATTCGGACCTAGTGCTCTTCCCTGAAATCCGAAGACTTCTCCTTCCCTAGTGTATAGTGGTATGACTATACGACTCTCATCCTTTACAATCCTACTATATGTGGGTTTTTGAGTATTCACCCACTCCTGAAACTTGTCAGCAAAATAAAACTTTTCCGGATTGAGTTGTCTTTTTTCTAGATATTCCTTGGCAAGTTGATTTGATGATGCTTTTGGAAGGTCCAGTTTCTTGGAAAATGTTGGTTTTGAGAACTCAAACTTTGGTTCTTCAACTACAAAGTTCTTACCGGTATATCCTTCCTTAAACTTCTCCATCGTATATTGCTTATGAAGAGTGGAGTCTAGTTCTTTGAGAAAGTTATTGAAGGACATACTTGCCCCACAGTTATGACACTTAAAATTAGTATTGTTCTTTACAGGATACAAATATCCTCTAGTCTTATTTTTATTCTTTTGAGAGTCTCCACACATAGGGCAGCGAAAATTGTAGAGATCTGCCTTGACTCTTTTAAATTTTTGAAGGCGTGAGGAAACTAGTCCAATATACTTGGAATCAATTAAATCCATTATAAGGGTTTTACTTTGCTCTTTCTATCCTAATCTTTTCTGAGTCTGGTGTCAAGACATCCACCACCATAGATGACTGAGAAAATACAAAAGAAATTATTACTAAAGCACCCACAACTAACCAACGAAACTTAACGACATCATCAACTTTTTTATCAAGATTAATTATACGCTCATCTATTTTTTCTTCCAGCGATTCAAATCTTTCAATTACTCTACCGTGCTCTTCTGTATTTTTTACTTCAATTGTTTTAATTCTATCAATAATTAACTCATCATTTTTACCACTATTTTCCAATTTTTCTTCATGAACTGCCAACATTTTAGAAATGCTTTGACTTGTCTTACCCATTATCTGAATTGCTTCATCTATCTTTTTCATCATAACCTCATAGGAAGTAAGACGTTCTTCGAGAACCGCAATTTTTGTTTCGTTAGATGATTTGTTAAACATTTTTTTGTTGGTTGGTATGGG